TTAAAGAGATTCAGCTACAGGGAACTTCTTGTACAGCGTTGATATCCCTATTCCGTACACACCGGAAATATATTGGCGGCTTGCACCAGCTGCGATTAGCCTCCCCATTTCTTCCCATTCTTCATTAGTAAATTTCGGCCGCCTCCCACCCACACGACCTTTTGCTCTAGCTACGGCCAAGCCAGCTAAGGTACGTTCACTATTAAGGTCGGATTCATACTGTGCTGCGGATAAAATATTTCTGAAATTGTAACGTCCGCTAGCCGTGCGAAGATCGACGCCGTCAGTGATGCTGCGGAAGTTAACCCCGCTTTCTTGCAGGTGTTGAAACATCAGCAGCGCGTGTAAAACGTTACGCCCAATCCTGTCCAGCTTCCATACCACCAACTCATCCCCTGCCTGCATAGCAGCGATTAACCGCTTCAGTACAGGGCGGTTCGATTTTCTCCCGCTGGCATGCTCTTCGACGATGTGATCACACCCAGCCGCTTCGAGAGCAAGTCGCTGAAGTTCGGTGTCCTGATGGTTTGTTGATACTCGGGCATAGCCGTAAATCATGGGTATTTCTCCTGTTATGAAAACAGGAGAAACGGCGAGAGATCGCCAGATGCTTGAGGGTTTTAAAAAAGGTTGGTTTGGGAGGAGGCTTAACTGGGGTCATCGGCCAGGCAAGAAATCTGGCGATGTCGCTGGCGACGGCGGGAACTACAGCGACGTGGACGGCGGATGAACTAATCACAGAAACGGCTCTGGGGGGAACGCAGTACCGGAATAACAGCCTTAGCCTGACTGTCAACCTGGCAATCGTGGGTGCTGGCGGCGTTGATGTTGCGGGAACCGTACCAACCAACGGCTTCATGGCGATTTATGCTATCTCCGGACCGGGGAAAACCACATCGGCACTGGGATGGAATGCAACCAGCAGCAAGGCTCCGGAAACGTATTCTGGCACTGCGATGCCTGCTGGTTACACAGCCAGCGCGCTGATATCAGTCTGGCGCATAGCAAACGGCCAGTTTGTGCCTGGCTATCAGCTCGCCCGTAGAATATATATACCCAAGGTTGCAGTTCTGACACTCACCGCTAATGTTGCATCTTATACAGCGCTCTCAGTTTCCGGCATTATCCCACTCAATGCCAAGACAATGGGCGGATGTGCAAACGTCAACCCGAGTACTTCTGCGTCAAACAACTACTTTTTTGTCTCCGGTTCTGCTTCGGAAATCGGGGCGCAATTCAGTGGAACAAATAACAGCGGCGTGATGACGCCATTTGCTGATATTCCATTAATTACACCCCAGACACTTTATTACATCATGGTTTCCACGGGGACCATGACAACCAGTTATATCTATGCGACGGAGTATGAAATATGACGGTCTATGTTCAATTTTCCGACAGCACAAAAACCAAAATTATTGCTGTATTTGGTTCACCACAAGTGCCGGAGAACTATTCTAACTATGCGGAAATAGAAGAGAGTGATACGACACTTTACCCGGTCTATGAATCGTTTATGACCAGTGCTAAGAACCCATTTTTGGTAAGTTAATAGACGATATATTCATACGGGGAGAAACTTAGCGATCTCAGGTGACACGGAGGCAACGGAGGCTACAAAGGCCTTATAACTGTCGTCTTCAGTGTCAACCTCTCCCTGGTTAGGGTAGGTAGTTTCATCCTGTTTTCCCGCAAATACCGAGATAATTTTATCTTTGCTTTCGTCAGAAAATTGCACGCATACTTTTGACATAAAATATTCCTCAAAAAACATAACCCTTGACAAAAACTTGAAATGAAATTGTTGAACCTGAAGGCATAGTGTTTAAATAGTACATCGTCTGTGGGCTGGATAGCTCAACATCAAATGGACATTGCCCAATTAAATAATAGGTAGGCCATGATGCGCCGATTGCATTTGTAGAATCTCCGGCACCCCCCATTGTAATATTTCCTGAGTTAGTCGCTCCAGCCAGATCGCCCATAACACGCTTTGCGTTAAGCGGAACCATCGCGGCAAGCGTCATTGATGTCCACGATGAATTCTGTACAGTCACATTTAGAACAATGGTGCGAGGCGTCATCCATGTTCTATCAGTCAACAGACCAGGTAGGAGTTGCCCACTGGAATTGGTGCCACATACAGCAATAAGTGCGCTGGCTGTGTAACCAGCAGGCATATTTGATCCGCCATACACTTCCGGAGCTTTTGCTGATGTTGCGTTAACCGCAAGGGCAGCAGTTGTCTTCGTTGTCGGATTATAGATTGCATAAATTGCGACAAAACCCGATGCCGGAGCTGCTCCGGTATCCATACCGCCAGCGCCAGTCGTGGCAAGATTAATCGACAGAGATAAATTATTCAGTCTGTACTGAGTGCCACCAATCGCTGTTTCAACGACTAACTCGTCTGCTGTCCATGTTGCTTTAGAGCTGGCAGCAGTTATTCTCATCGCCGCATTCCTGGACTGTCCAATGATGCCAGTAAGCCCTGTTCCCAAACCAAGGTTTGAGAGAGCCTCTGCAATTGCTGCGGGCCCGTCTGCTTTGATGTCTGCAAAAGGATGTGCGCGGCTTAACAGCAGCGCTTTCAGGGCAGTAAGTAACTGGTTATGTTTTGATTTATCCAGATTAACGCCGGTTGCTTCTACAACTCCCGCCAGTTCTTCCTGCAACATATCAAAATAATCGTTATCAAGATCTGTGGCCGGGGTTCCTGTCTGGGGGTTACCTGCAGTAAAGCCGTTCTTGCCCGCGCCGAATTTATCTTTCTGCGCAGTAGGTGTGTCAATGCGATGCATAATGTCTCCGGTTACGGATATTTGAATATTACGTAGGTATGGGACGGGCAAAGTTTGTTGATAACGCACTCGGCAACAGTATCGCCCCAGTAACGAATGGGCGTTTCGCAATTATCTGAGCAGGTCATCCAGGTGGCGTCCGTTGAAGCAGGCATATTTACCTGCCAGTAATAACGCCATTCAGTTGAATAGGTCGCATCCATACACGACGACGTACATTTGAAAGGTCCCTTGTTATAGCGCGTGATAGTGGCGCCGGGTTTCCCCAGAGCGGCCAATTGACGAAGATAGAAATCTTCGTTGATTCCTCCGGTAAGATTAACTTTTGCGTCCAGCCGTTGCTGTCGCTGCCGTAACGTCTGTGTGCCTGATGGTATACATTCATCAGGCAGACCGCAGCACCGCTCCCATCGGTCAATAAGTTCTGTTGTGGTGCGCGGATCAAGCTCCAGCATAAGTTCATCACTACGCTGATGCACCCTGAGCAAAGAAGGCGCTACGCCACTTATCGCAACATCGTCAACTGACCACGCAGGCCCAGGTGGAAGCAAGGCACTCAGTAACTGGACATAATCATCATTACTCACGCCCACGTTATTACCCCCAGTACAGCCAGTTCATTTTTTGCAACTGGCGTATCAACTGTTGGTGAAAGTAGCTTATGGCTGTGCTCACCGGCAGCTATAGAAATAGCCTCGTTTGTACGGGACAACTCAAGCGTCCCTTCCGGATAGCCGTCACGCAGCAGGAATGAACGAAGCTCGGCCTCAACTGCGGCGCGTATTTCAGGAGTATCCGGGTTCAGGTCAATGGTGTAGTTGACCGTTTTTGACGTTCCCTTAAATACATAGAGGTCTGAACCCGCTACGGGTGCCAGTGGTTCAATATGTGCCTGAGCTGCAGCCACTGTTGCATCATCAAGAATCGGGTTGATCAGGTCGCTACTGGCTATCATAACGCCGACGGTTCCCGTCCCCATCCAGTGCCGGTATGTCCACGCACGTGTTACACCGGGTACTTCTTTCGCCCAGACAATATAATCTCCGTCAGCGCCGCCTTGCGGGGTCCAGTAGTAGCGTTCCAGGACACGGGCACGCCAGACATCAAGGTCTTCAATATCAAAACCGCCAGTGACCGTATCGGCCATGCCGCCGGAAGGAAGTCCGTTAACCGGCGTAACCAGTGAGAGCGCCTCACCATCATCCATATTTCCGGTTATACCTGTCATGCTGCAGACAACGGGTACACGAAGCACGCCACCGGCACTTGTTGCGTCTGCCTGAACGATGTACTGGACGAGATCGTCACGCTGAATTACCGAGCCGGCACTCACCTTCAGCCCGTTAGTTACGCCATCCCAGCGCATAAAACCTGATGCGGCCACGGCATCTTTTCTCGGGCATCGCTTCATAGCAGCATGCCGATAAAGCCATGACTCATCGCACAGGTCAGGCAGCATATTCATCGCCAGATAATCGATATAGCCATAAACCGTATGCAGCGCCCCCGCATAAACCTTGGCCCTGACATCTTCATCCATGCGGCGAAGCTCATCATTGATGTCAAGGCGTGCAAAAAGGTCTGTGCGGATCATGCTGATGTTTTCGGCCAATGTTGGCCGCTGAAATTCACTGTCCGCCATTGGTGATTACACTCCACAGATCGTTAAAAGAAATCGTTACCGGACCATCCCGTCGCCAGAGAACAATCTTATTCCCCAGTTCATTAATACCGGTTCGCTGGATATCAATGTCGATACGAGATACCACACCGTCATCCAACATCCATTGAAGAGCTTCACGCAGATAGTTGCGCACGGTATTCACCAGGGCGTTCGTGAGCTTGCTCCGCTGGAGTAGCCACAATTTCGAACCATAACGGTCGTTCGCGACAACCGGCCAGGTATCGCCCCACCATCCCATCGGAACATCAGCGTTATCATCAGGATCGGCGCGGCGGTGGGTGAATAAAGAAATCACTACAGCGCGGGTGAGCGGATCAAGCTGAGAACCGGCGCTTACCCGTTTCCCATTTACCGTAAGCCAGAGTTCCATCACACCTCCATTTGTTTATCAGGTGTATCGGTGTTATTGCCCTGCCCGTTTTCTCTGTGTTTATGCCCGTTATAAGCAACACGCATCGCCGACATTGTCTGGCCAGAAGTATCACAGAGGTCTTTGATCTGGCCCGTTGACTCAATATCCATTTCAAAGCGGGCTTTAGGCGAGTTTTTAAACGTAATCACCTTGCCACTACCATCAACAACAATCCCGGCGCGTGTCAGCGTGACTGACTGCCCCTGGTCATCGTAGAGAGCAACCTCCCCCGTTTTGAGCCCCTTCATGCGATAGCGACGATCAGACACGGTGATCGCAACGGCGTGAGAACGGTCACCATCAGGAAACAAAACAACAGCCTCAGCCCCCGCTTGTGCACGAGAAGTGAAGCCATAGGGTTCAAGGTGCTCAATACCCACCTTTTGCTGCCCAGCCAGTAACTCAACATCTATCATCTGGCACTTAGAAGCCGCGTTGATACTCTTCACAACAGCGCGTCCAATGAGTCCCAGAACCTGCCTCTGAAGGCTTTGCATTACTCCCATCAGAACGGATCCTCTTTGACTTTGCGTTTTTTAGCACGCTTCTGACTGCTCTCTTCTGGCTCAGGAAGATAGGCATCCGGCGGCCCGACGCGTAACTCTGTCAGGGTGCCGTTATTGTCTTTAGTGAATGAGACTTCAGAGATGAGGAGTTCGCGGTTGTTAAAGCCGCAGATCGGATCGAAAACAATAACCCGCTGGTTTGGTTGCCACAGTGAACCGTCACCCTGCCGCCAGCCCCACACGGTGTATGTGGTTTCATCGGTACGTGCAGCTCGCTGGCGCGCCTCGAATTCAGCACGCGCAATGCAGCTGGCTCCTGTTGACTGCCCCGTCTGCTGTACTGCCATTGGGCGATAGCGGCCAATTGATGCGTCTGTTGTTTTTGCACGAAGCGCCGTTGTGGTAGCAGCGCCAAAATCATCATCATTTCCGGCGCGCTGCCCCGATACCTGGTAGGTTGAAAAACGTTCACGGATGCTTTTCTCGGTATCGCAGGAAATAACGTTTTTACCCAGCACCAGAGCTGTATGAGCGCGCGTGCTACCAATACCGCCGATAACAAGCCTGCCTCGAGGGTCGTCGTAGGCCAGCGCCTGCTGTTGTCCAAGCATCTTGTTCAGGACTTCAATAACCGTTTCACCGTGGTCGGGTTGCACGCCGGGAATAACACCACCCGGAGCGCCAGCGTTTATCACCGTAACGCCAAAAGGTCTGGCAAGCGCCGAGGCAACCTGAACGAGTGATTGCCCATTGAATTGAGTCGGCTCAGCAGCACAATCAATCAGATCGGCGGTCAGACTGCGCCCGCTAATTCCGACACTAATTGATCGCGCATCATAGCGAACCGGCGTTGCTTCAACCCAACCGGTAACCACCAGGTCATCACCGATTAGAACCTCGACTTTGTCGCCGTTTTTAACCTTGGGCTGAAGTGACGCAACACCATCACCACCGGGCCACTGGCGGGTAATCTCTACACTAAAATCTCGGGCCAAACGCTCAATCCCGGCACCAATACGAATTGACGTCCAGCCCCCCCACTCACGACCGTTAACACGGAGAGTCACGTTATCGTTCATCGCACAGGAACCCTCAGCGGAGCTACCGGCACAAAGCCCGGGTGAGCCACAGCATTGCGCCTGACAATGTCAGACTCCCGTGAAGCGTTATCAAACCAGGTTGCTGCCAGAACCAGTGCAGGAGTTACCTCATCAGGTGTTCTGATAACGGTCTTTTGGGTCTGTATCAGGCGGTGTTTTATGTCGTTATTAAGGTCAGACTTCACTCTGCGCAAAGCCAGAAACAAACGATCATCGGTCGTGCGGGATAGTTCTTTATCAATAGCAGTATTCAACGTGTCACGGATATCGACCAGATCATCCCATGCAGGCACGTCGACAACTGTCACTTCATCAGGAGCATTATTCAGCTCAGGATGAGTAACAGAAGTCCAGCCAGTGGACTGCTGGCTTTGTTCGCTTGTGGTGATAACTGGCGCGGGTAACGTTATGACAGCATAAGCCGCTTCGCTTATTGCTGTTGTGCGAATCGCACTGGCAACATAATTACTTTGCTGCTTCTGGTTCTGCGTCGTCCTGCTGTCTGTTTTCCATACTCCACGAGGTGCCAGATCACTCCCCATGGAGATACCTGAAAAGTTTTTAATCATTGTGAACAGGTCGCTGGCATTACCAGAGAGCCGATTCCCCGAACGCCACATTGCCTGCAACTGGTCAACAAAACCTTTGCCTGAAGATGGCGGCGGGAGGAGAACAGAGATATCACCCTGCATTAGACGTGCGGCGGCGGAAATACCGGAGTCAACCATCGCCATTTTGTCAGAGACATAGCCAAGCATGCTGGTAGCATCGTCGATCACACTGTTCTGAACGAAATCAGGCATGCCGTCCATACCGAACTTATCAAAGTTATCGCTAATACAGTCATCAAGGGCAGAACAGGAGGAAACGAGCGTGTTGGCCGTCGCGGTCCCAGATGTCGGATAAGTAAGTTCACCTGCCTCAACGAAACGAAGATCAAAGCGCACCATGCGCCCTTCACTACTTGATGTGCTTACGTTGATCTCACCGTCAACACAGACGCTCATCTCACCATATGCCGGATGAACAAGCGTCCCCGGCCCCGGCTTATTAAGCGCTTCTATCAATCTGTCTCGTTGTTCATAGCAGTCATCGCCGATGACATACGCTGTAATCTTCGGACGAAGCGTGATCTTGCCTAAATCTTCTGTATAGGGCTTATCACGGTTCACAAATTCGTGTGTTTCGACACGCCGCCCAGCGGTTAGACTCTCGTCTTCAGTATTGAACGGAACGCCACGAAACGACGCAGGTTGAAGTCTGTCTTTCCACGTCATATAAACTCCAGGCATAAAAAAACCCGCTTCTAAGCGGGTTGTGCATTTGTATCTAAATTACTTAGATAAAAAAAGTGCGTTACTATAATTTTCTTTCTGGCTTTCGATAAATTTCTTAATATTTTCGCTGGAAAAATTTTTGATAAGTGAATCTTTGGCCATTGGTATTTCTTGTTTATCTAAAGTTAATGTAAACAAAGGCTGATATTCGCTGCTATAACGAACTGCAGATGTAATTTCCAATTTAGCATCATCAAGGACACCAAGATTCCCTGCTGTTAGCTTATCCTCTTCTTTCTTTTTGTCTTTATTAATTGCCTTGAGTATCTCTGTAATTTTAGTGTCTAATTCGCTTGCAAAATTATCTGGATTTCCTTCTGATATTAGGACCTGTTCACCTTCTTTGAAAATCAACTTTGCACTGAGTAATTTTTGTTCTTTGTATATATCACCTAATTTTACAGCACCTCCTGCGAGAGGAATTACGTGTTCATTCTTAAATGAAATATTTTCAGTGATAATAAGCGCAGAAAAAATAACTGACACGCCAACTATTGCACTTGCTATTATATGAGTTTTCATAATATCCCTATGTGACTTTCTTAAATTATTAGCTATGCACACCATAGCTAACTTAAAAATACATTGGTTTAACCGCTCATGCCAATCTTTCCTATTCTTGTGTAACCCACGTCATGATTTACATCTATACCAGAAGATCGGGTGTCAGTAACACGCATGCCCAACGGGGCATCTTTGAAGGATACTGTAATTTCTCCCTCAGCTTTCTTTGTCCCAGATTGGTTTATTTGATATGGATTATAACCCTGGGAAGGAACACCAGTACCATAGGCCCCGTAACCACCAGCCCCCCACTGCGCAGCGTTAGCTGCAGCAACGGTGTCACTGGCTCCGTCAGAGAACCATTCGATAATGGGTTTGAGCTTCTCCCACATATCCTGGAACCATTTAACAACTGGCCCCCAGTTGTTGATTACAATTCCAAGCGGTGTCCATGCAAACACCGTCTTAATGAGTTCCCACCCTTTTTCGAAATATGGCCCAATCTTCCCCCACATCTCTTTGAACCAAGGGCCAACCGTACTCCAGTTGGCAATGATATAACCCGCGGCTAATGCAATAAGTCTTAATACCATTCCCCACGGGGACATTGATATAGTCTTACTCACCAGACCTAAAGCAAAGTTAACTCCCATAAACCCAAGCTTTAAAGCAGCAAGACCAGCAACAAGTCCGACCACTCCCCTGATTACATCAGGATTTTTCTCGGCAAAGTTAGAAAATTTTTCCCCAAGGTCACCAAGCCAAGTAACAATCTGTTTAGTGTCAGATGAAAAAGCACCACCGATGGCAGCCAGACCATTCGTTGCTGTACCGGTCATCGCTTCCCAGAGGTTTGTCAGGGTTCCAAGTTGAGCCTCAACACGCTTATTCAGACTGGCCTGTTTATTCATTTTTTGCTGAATCTGATCGTATCCGTCTTTACCTTTATCGATGAGGGCATTAACTACCTGCAGGGTTTCCGCGTCATCCCCAAAGAGAGTTTTTAGTACGGAAGTTTTATCCGTATCTGTCAGTTTGCGTAGCTTGGCTAACTGGCTGAACATTTTGTCCAGACCACCAAAACCTCCTTTTCCGTCCGTAAAGTCCAGCCGAATACGTTGTTTCCTCAATGCTTTGTTAGTCGCTCTGACTTTTTTAAGATCAAGGCCAGATTGAATGACTTTTCGAAGGGCGTTGCCGGCTGACTCACCCTGCATACCCATCTGATCCATCATGACGCTGATCGGAGCAAGTCCCTGAGCGGCTTTCAATCCATCCTTATTAACCATCTTCAGAACTGAGCTGGTCTTTGTGAAGAACGACAGCATGTTAGTATCATCAACCCCCAGATAGAATGCCTTCTGGATAGTATCGAATAATCCCATCATGTCATCTGACGCGGTTCCAGTTGCGTCTTGCATTTTCGCGGCGAACTCAGCTGCAGCTTCAGGTGTCTTTTTAAGCTGAACAGCAAGGTACGCTGTCGCTTTTCCCACTCCACCCAGAATATTTTCTGCCGGAATGCCCTGGCGAACTAACATCTGCATCATGTTCTGAAAATCAGCAGTCGTGCCAGGTAACTGATTCCCAAGCCCAACAGCCAGTTTGTTTATTTTTTCAAAACTATTACCGACTTCTCCGTTAGCCTGCATCATTGCGACCTTCAGCCCGGTAGCCGCATTTTCCTGATCCGCATAGGCTTTCAACGAAACTGTTAATCCCGCCGCAAGCCCGCCAGCCATAGCCAGACCGCCTTTCGATGCCTCTTCAGCCTGGCGCTTAAATCCTCGGATATTTTTCTGCATCCTTGAAAGTGCGGGAGATAACTTATCAACGCCAGTGATTAGCGCTTTAAGTTCAAATTCAGCCATTACGTTTTTTCTCCTGCTCAATCCTGTTCGCCTGACTAACCAGCAGAGGAATCTCACTGATTGGCATTTTCAGCAGTTCAAATGGGTTAATGCGCCAGTAGCTGGCGCAGTCAAAAAAACGGTCAGTGAGATAATCGGCTGTCAGGCCTGGAGGAAAAAACCTGCAACCAGCCAGCCTGCACTATTCAGATCGCCGGGTTTCATCTGATCTACCGTGCTCAGCGGTACATTTGCCAGCCGCACAATGTACTTTGCGATAATATGCGCCTGCAGTTTGATGGATTCGTCCTGATTCATCTGGTACGGATAACCAAGTTCGCGAACGTCTTTACCAGTCGGTTCGTTAAATTCCAGGACGCTGATCGTTTCACCATGCGCAGTTACTGGATGCTTCAGTTCAAGCTCTTTCATTACTGGTAATCCCCTTCTTCACCATGGAATTCAAGATCAGCCGTACCTTCTTCGGCGTTGTGGTTTGCCTCACCGTGTAGCCAGGCAGACGACAAGACATAAACCTGACCGTTTGCCAGTTCGGCGGTAATGGTCATCTGGTCTGAAGTCGTTACTTTGCTAACCGGAAAATCTTTCGGTACTTTGAAGACGCCTTTGATATACGGCGCGCGGTGCGTTTCTTTACGATCCACCGAGCCATCAAGGCCAATGACATCATCATTGACCTTAGTATTCATAGGTACCTCAATACCGCCGGTCATGGATAATTGCTGACCATCAATTTTGAAATAACAAGTACCTGCAATGCGCGGCATTATGCGGACTCCTCTTGATACTGAAGGCGGAACTGGTTAACGACAGCAAACACTCGCAGCTGGTTAACATAGTCAGGTGGGAACAGGGTGTTGATACGGTTTGGATCGGTCGCGTCACGCTCAACTTTCAGGTATTGCTTGAACAGGTCGTAATTTTCTACGATCCCGGCGCGCTCCATCTGTCGGTAAGTCGCCAGCAGCTCCCCTTTGATAACCGCCGGGGTAACAATCGCCTGACCAGGACCGAAGCGGGTACCATCGTTCGCCAGTTTATGGCGGCCGTATTTGCTGGTAATGACAGACTTCAACTTGCGCAACACATATGCGCTGGTATGAAGTGTTTCACTATCGAGATAACTGTTGTCTGCAACACCGTAGGCGTTTTTCTTGTACGTTGTAACGTCTCGCTGAATGCGAAGCGTACCGCTTTCTACGTATGACGTTGCAATCCCATGTGACAGCAGAGACTGCTGCTCGGTCATCGTGAAGCGCTTCCCTTTTGGCGCTGGCAGCATGTCCACCAGTTCGCCGGTTTGTGTCGGACGCGCCGGATCATTACGGATAAATACCGCGTTGCGCGCGGTACGACTGGCTACCAGTTCATCTGCCGGGGTCTGAGTTTCTTTTTCGTACCCCGCCACGGTGATGTGCTGCTGGTTAAGCTGATCGCCTGCGGCAACCAGATCAGAAAGCGTTCCGAGTTTTGCAGTATAAACATGGCCATAAAGCTGGCGCGCGTAGCTCCAGCGACCGCTGGTATCATTCATTTCGCTGACAAACGCGTTCACCGAGGCCAAATCGCTGAAAGGATGACCAATATAATCAAACGGCTCATCGGCCATGGCGGCAATAGCACCGTTGAGTACCGGGGCACCTGTTCCGGTAGTACCAGCGGCAACGGCTACAGCTACGCCTGCGGGCAAAACTTCCCCTCCACCATAACCGTAATAATTCAGAACCACGGGGATTTCATTCCCGCTCAGACCTTTGTGACGCGCTGTCAGAGTGACCACGCCAGCGGAAGACGAAGCGATAACCGGCAATGTCGGATCAGCATTGATTGCATCTTTAATGCTCGATGCTACAGCCTCAACATCATCACCGCTTACAACTGCTGCCTGAATACGAGTACGCCCGACATAAACATTTACCGTGCCGCTCTCAGTTGCTGCGCCAGTTACGGTCATGGTATACGTGGCCGCCACTCCTGCCGCTGGCTCTGGGACTGCAATAATGTAAAGCTCACCAAAAGGATCGGTTTTGCGATACGCAGCAACCATGCGAGCAAGCTGACTACCGGGACCACAAATCTGCTTTGCGTAATCAGCGGACGGCATCAGCACCAGTGAATCAGGCTGAATTGACGCACCTGTATTCGCATGGCCAAGCAGCAATGATGGCGCTGACTCCTGACTTGTATTCGCCGCCGAATTATCCATCTCAGCATAAAACAGTGGCACCAGCGTATTTGCCGGGATAGTGCTGAAACTAACGGTCATTGGTTTCCACCTTTTTTTGTTTAACTTTGTTCACGCGCCTGATATCACCAGCGGCTTCCCGGCGCAGCCAGTAGCTGCTTTCTTCAACATTTCGCCCTTCAACAGGCAAAAGGTCGCCTCGGGCAGGGTCATGTACTGACCGCCCTTTTTGGGGTTTTACAAACATGTTTTTCCTCAAGAGGGGAGAGTTATCTCTGTGTGATGCCCGGGCTTCCCGTCGGGGCCATGTCCCGGATCGATAAAATCAACATCAATCGCCAGCGTTTTAAAATCATCCAGATCGTTCAGCTCGTCCTGCTGACGAGTGTCATCTTCTGAAAGCTCTTTCAACACAGAGAAGTCGAACTGGTAGCTCAGTTCATGCCGGTTCACATCAAGCAGCGTGCCGCCTGCATAGGTGATCGGGTTTCCGCGCTCTTCAGGATTCCAGCCCAGGAGCGCCTTAAACAACAGCTGTCGTACATCGTGAACCACGTCGTATGAAGCAAACTGACCACGCTCGTCCCGGCCATTGCTGACAAACACAATGACGGAAAATCCTTCGGTCAAATCCTGCCAGTAATCCGTCTGGCTTTTCTGTTCGCCGGGTGAGTCGTCGCCGGGAACAACATAAGCCGCCGGCAGTTTCATCTTCCCGACTTCCGGCAAGTCCTTAAACTGCGCAGCACCCGCCACACGATTCTGGAATTCCGGGCAACGCGCCCGTAGTGCTGCAATAATCGGGACCAGTTTCATCAGCGTCGTTTCTCCGGTTTGAGTGAGAGCCGCAATTCACGCGCAAGGTAATAGCGCGTCCACGGGCTGTTTTTGTTGAGTGTCTCAACCATAAAATTATTACGCGGAGCCATGCGCCAGCCGCTACCACCAGAAGCGCCGCGATGATGACTGCGGCGGCGCTTAGCGCCACCACGGACGCCGTAAAACAGGAATGCCGGATAGAAATCGCCCGTAATCAGCCGGTTCCCCTGCCCGTTCCGCTGGTTTGGCGCGATACGCGTCATAAATCCAGGTCGATTCTTGCTGGCTCTCGGTACCATATAGCCAATGGATTTCGCAAGGCGACCGCTCTGGTACCCTGGATTTTCACCGGGTTCTGAACGCCCGCGTCGCATCACCAGTCGGCGCGCATCGCGCATATGGCGCTGGCCGATGTGGGTGAACGCCCGTCGGACGCGTGCCCGGTTGAACCGCATCTCTTTTGGCTGCTGAAAATCAACGTGAAAAAAGGGTGTCGCCATTACCGTTCCCTCCGGTTGAGGCTGGTTCGGTGCCCAGTTCAGTACACTCAAGCAGCAGAAATCGCCGTTTACTGTTCAGGTCCCGCGCCCGCTTAACCCGGTACACCAGATCGTTGAGCACCACCTCGAAGTCAGTGGTGATCCCGCTCCGCCAGCGAATGGTGATGTAATGCGTGATGACGTTGTCGGTCTGGGCTGTTTCCTGGTATGTCGTCGCGCTGGTCTGGACGACCTTCGCCCAGACCCGGAATGAAACCGGGTATTCAGGCTCAGTTCCGAAATCATCTGAGGGGACATCGACTCGTTTACGGATCAACACCCGTTTATCCAGTTCTCCCGGATCGGGAAGCAGGTATGTCGCGCTGGTTTGCGCCTGGCGAAGCTTCATTGTGGGTAAATCCGGTGCGGTCGTGCCAGCCAGGTAAAGGCCATCGGTAATTCGACCATTTCGACCTCACTGATCGCCGAGCGGTTCTCATAGAAGTGAGTAACCAGAAACAGAATCGCCAACCGGACAGACGCAGGCATGACCATCCCGTCGGGATCGCTGGATGGTATCGTAGTACCTTCAGGATAGAGATTCCTGTTCAGGTATTCTGACGTTCGAGACTCAGCAGCAGCACCGATCAAAGTGAGGTATTGATCTTCTTCACTGTAATCGGGTTCAAGGCGTAGCTGGCTCTTGATGTCTTCTAGTGTGATAAGCGGCATTTGCATCACCCATAAAAAAACCCGCAGAGCGGGTTATTTTTTTGCGTTCTTCTCTGGCTTAGTCACCACCGTCGGCTCAGGTTCTGGCTCAGTGGGTGCATCCTGTGAAGGGGCTGGATTAGGTTCGAGAGGTGGAACAGACGGAATGTCTTCACCACTACCAGTTTGAGCCTCCGCGAGAATGCCGATCTGCCCGGCAATCTCAATCGCACGCGCCGGGATTTCGTCATGCTCTCCGGCTTCAATAGTTTCGATTCGGCAACCGTCTGGCGACCACTTAAGAGGTTTTAAAAGGATGACCATTTCAACTCCTGAAGGCGGACATATGCCCGCCATCGTTAAAGGTTACGGGTTAGCCTGCGCGCCAATCTGCATGATTTTGATAGCCTGCGAATCCGTCAACATGCCGCCAGTGCGTTTGGTGGTATAGAAGCCAACAAATGGTTTGTTGGTGTACGGGTCGCGCAGAACGCGCGTCCCCAGGCGGTCAACGATCGTATAGCCACGTTTGAAGTTACCGAAGGCGATAGCTTTAGCATCAGCGGCAATATCTGGCATCTGTTCGTTTTCTGCGATGCCGTAACCCACCAGCATTGATGGCTGACCAAGCTCCAGACCCGGACGCCACAGGTAGTTGTCTTCTTTATCTTTGAGGATTCGCGCGGCGAAAAGCGTGTTGTTGTTCATCATGAACTTGGCACCGTTGCGGTGCACTTTACGAAGCGTGTAGATCAGTTTGATAATAGCATCAGCAGTAAGCCCTGTTGCAGCCCCGGACAGGATGTGCTGCAGAGTGCCGAACGGACGGGTTTTGTCATCTGCCAGGGTTGACGCATAGGCCAGAAAACCTTTGGGCTTATCGCTACCGTCGCCCGTGGTAAACGCAATCTCCTCTGCTTCTGCGAACCCTAGCGCCAGCTCGCTGTTGATCCACGATTCGACATCGAAGAACGCATCATCAAGCATGGTTTGCGTGGCCTGCGGGTTTGCGTAAATCTCACCCATGGACGGTTTGATCTGCGCCAGAGTCGGCGTATCTGTCGCGTTGCGAGCATGCGTTTCACTAACCCATGCAGATTTTGCCCCCCCAGTGTTTACCACCTTGCGATAGTCTGGTGTGCTCAGCGAGATAACTGTGGATTCCTGGCGCATGACGACCTCATCATGCAACAGATTAAGCAGACTACGATCCAGCTCTTCAGGAACTGCATAACCGCCATCAGCATCCACGCCCGTCTGGAGCGCTTTTTGTTCCAGTTCACGCAGGCCATCTTCATTGCCCTTGCGGACAAAGTCCATAAAGGCGGCTTTGTGCTCCGTTACAGACTTGCTTTTCGAGCCGCCGCCTGGTCGTCTGGATGCCGCAAGCTCTGCTTCCAAATCGGATTTCAGGCTTTCAAGCTCGGACAACTTGCCGTTCAGCGTTTCGACCTGGCCTGCCAGCGCGCCCTTTTCATTCTCGATTGCGTCAATACGCTTGTCGTTCTTGGACTTAAAGTCTTCGAACTTCGCCTGCAGTTCCTGCGCGACCTGTTCTACGTCTTTGATATCGACTGCCATAATCATTTTCTCCTGATTAAAAATTGATGTTTTTAAGTGCATTCAGTGCAGAGTCCACGTCATCAGCGTCGCGCAGATTCAGTGTGCTGTATCCCCCAGCCATGAATGCTTTGGCCTGGGTACGTGAGAGCCCAACGTCGCGCAGGACTCTTTCAATACTTTTTTGAGAAGGCATTTCGCCGCGAGCAAACGCACTTTTCACATCACTAATTCGCGCCTCATCATTCGACGGGAACGTCACAGGACTCACCTCCCAGAGGTCTATTTCTTTGAGAAGAAATACCTCCTTGGTTCGGTCGTACTCCCAGTCCTTCAGCATGTAGCCAATAGAAAGGCCGGTTAAAGAACCGGCCTTCATGTGAGCATGTGCGCGCTTTGCCAGAGGATCGTCGTCAATGAGAAGTCGCCCCTTCACATACAACCCGACATCATCCTCTTTCATATCGGTATAGATACCGATCGGCTCATCCATCCGATGCTGCCAGAGCATGGCAGGAAGAGATTTCTTCTCACGCCATGCCTCAAGAGACTTGCTGAACGCGCCGGGAACAACCACATCGTCATAGCTATCCTTCACCCCAAACACAGAGCCATAGCCTTCAAACTCTCCGTTATCGCTGACGGATTTCAGTTTCAGCGGAATGTCCAACCGCTGTTTAGTCATCGGCATCTTGTCGTTTCTCCGTTTTGGCTTGCTTACTGCCGTCAGATGGTTTTGTTGTCATGTTCATTGGTGTGAGATAAACATCGCCACCAGGGCGGGGATTGCGATCCTCAAGTTCAAGGCAGTCATTCGGTGAATACATGCCCCAGTTGATTGCAGTCGCATAGGCATCAAACCGTGACTTCATATCGCCACGAAGTAACGCACCAACATTAAACTTCGCGTAGTACGTTCCCTGCTTTGAATCACGAATGAGCCCGACATTAATACGCTGCTCAATACGGGTCAGGTAGGGAACCAGTGAATAGTTTATGAACCCCATCCCCAGCTCTTCGATATTGCTGAATGTTGCGCGGTCTGTGTTCTGGACCATATGCATTGGCACCCGAAACAACCGACAAATTTCCTCAAGCTGAAATTTGCGCGTTTCCAGAAACTGGCTGTCTTCGGCGCTAAGAGCCATAGATTTCCAGTCAAGGCCCATTTCAAGAATCATTGGTCGGTGAGCGTTACCCAGCCCCTGGTGCTTTTCTTCAAAATCAGCCTTCAGACGGGCATAAGCGGCATCACTTAATTCACTATCAGTACGTAGTACCCCAGATGTAACAGCACCATTGCTGAACAACCTTGCACCATGTTCCTCAGTTGCAAGACCAAGTGAGATAGCCTCTCTTGCATAGGCTATAGGGTTCAACCCCACCAGCCCATCCAACGTAAGAATACGAATGTGCCAGATATCATCCTGACCCAGCACATCCATCGAACCATCAGGAAAAGTCACCTGGTAAACAGGCTCCCAATTGCTATTAAGCTTTGGCTGAACGCTTCCAGGATCAAGCGGGAGAAGTTCAACGACCTCACCTAACGCCTTAACTTTATAAGCGTAAAAATTTCCACGAAGACACAGGCAAACCACAATTAACTCCCAGAACTCCTGGGGGGTCATGTAACCATTGGGCTTTAAAGAAACCAACTTCTGGAGGCGCTCTCCCGTGGCCTTTTCCTTACCTTTACCTGCCGTTTTAAAGATATTGCAGGGGAGCATGCCTATGGATTCAGCCAATACACGCACGCAACCAAATACCGCAGTTAGCCGCATAGCTCGCTGGCTGCTTACTCGTTTCCCTGTATAAGTGTCATATGACAGCCCGACCTCCTGCGCCAGATCGGCCGCGGTGTAAACTGGCTGACAGCTTTTGGAAAACATACCGGGGAAGAACATCAGTCACCTCCCGTTTGTTTCTCTGATGTGGAGGATATAAATTTTGCCACCATCCATGACCAGGTCAGACACAGTAGACCTCCGGCAATATAGCCTGCAGGGGGATAAATCATCCACGCCCCAAATGAGAGCAACAGAGCCCCCAGCACTCCGACCAATGGAGTGAGTATTGTCAGGATCATAAACGCCTCGGTTTAAAGTGAACGAATGCCGCGGGATTCGATACGATCGGAGATAGAGTCCACTTTTTCGTAAAGCATTGAACGTCCAATCGCCATAATCAGAGCAACCGCGCCGTCGATTTTGTTTTCGTTCTGCTCCTTAATGGGTTTTACAACGTCGTCATTACCCGGCAGATACTTCCCGACCACGTTGCTGATACACCAGCTCATGATCGGGTTACCGTCGTGATGAAAACGCCCAGACTCAATGGCTGCTTCCAGCTCTTTCATTGGGTCTGACATATTGGTGTAGTTCTGAACGATGGTGATCGGATTAAGACTTTCATCAGCCAGATCATGTGAAAGCCCCGTCGCGCCGAATGGGTCAATCGGAGACTCACTGACCGGGTTGAGTTTGTTTGCTGCTTTGGCCTCTTCAAGGATGTAGCGGTAATCCACTTCAGCGCCATCAGTAACTGTAAGCAGTTCCATTTCAACCCATTTCTGAAATCGCTCCGCAGTACGACGATCTTCATTCTTTTCAACGCTGAATACTGTGTCGTAAGGAACCCAGAAGCGGGGAGCAACGCTGTAGTAATGTGTCTTGCCGTCAATTTCTCTGGTGAACAACCGCGCCATACTGTTCATATCCAGCTTGCGCGCCAGGTCGAAAGACAGAACACATGGCTGTCCTTCGAATTGCTCCAGCGTCAGTGTCTTATCCTCGCAGTTCTGCCAGGAAACCAGGTTGTAGAAAGCGGCACGGGCTGCAACCCAGATATTGAGGTGTTTGGTTTTAAATACGCCAGCCTGGCGAGCATTATTGATAGCACGCTGTTGCTGGCTTAACAGAAAGTCACGGTAAACCGAGACACCCATATTCGGGTTGGCCTTCTCAAGCACTTTAGGATCGGTCCAGTCATCCCCCTCGTCGACGGTATATATCACGCCGAACAATTCCTCATTCGGTACCGTGCCGTTAAGCATCTCAATCACTTCACGCCGTTTGTCGTAGCATGGACCTTCGATGTTGTAACCTGCTGTGGTGATCGCCCACATCAGCGGTTGTCGCCGCGCCCCCATACCCGTCAGCATTGTGGTGTAGAGCGAATCTGTTGGGTGTTCGTGATACTCGTCAACAATCGCACAGTGCGGTGAAGCACCGTCCCCAGGGTTACCAATCAGCGGCTCAAAACGCGCGCCATCTTCTGGCCGGTTCAGGTTGGACGCATTAACTTCGATCCCGAACGCTTCCACCAGCAGCGGGGTGCGCTTACACATCAGACGAGCGGGCCTGAATACTTCCCACGCCTGCTTTTCAGTTGTGGCCCCGGAATATACTTCAGCGCCAAACTCGTTATCACAGGTAAAACAGTACAGCGCCACACCCGCCGAAATGGCCGATTTCCCGTTTTTACGCGGTATCTCCGTGTAAACCTCGCGAAATCGACGAAGCTTCGATCGTTTCTGGACCCAGCCAAAGGCGCAGCACACAATAAACAGTTGCCATGCCTCCAGGGTGATCGGCATCCGCTTGAATGCCCACTCTCCTTTTGTATGTGGCAATAGCTGGATAAATTTCGCAGCCTTTTCTGCCATGTCTTTATCGAAGCGGTAACGAAATTTCTTACTCTTTTCAGCCGCCATGTCATCGATATGACGCTGGCAGGCCTGAATAACAAACTGGCACGCCGGAATTTTCCCCCGCACAACGTTGCGGGCGTATTGATTCGCGGCGTTTACGTTGGGGTACGATTTCCGGCTCATGAGTTGTTCATCTTCAGGAATGGGTTAGAGGTTTTCTTCTGTCCGGCAAGGCCAATCAGTCGCTGACGACTGCTGGGGTCAAGGCCAAGCATGGAGCCGGTAGAACTCATCTCCGATTCCTGCTCTTTCTTTGCGGTTAGCTCAGGGTTTTTTATCTTCCCCCCCATAGCACCAGTGATAGACAGCCCGTCTCTGGCGATATTTTTAACCGCCCTGCGCCAGAACTCATAGGCAACACACCAGCGCTCAAGTACGGCAAGATCGGTAACACAGAGTAGTCCCTGTCCACATAATTCTTTCGTGGTCAGTTCCCACATGACGGCCGCCATTGGCAGACCTTCATCCTCAGAAAACCAGTCAGGTGGTGCCACGCCTTTAATCGGTGTGAATACAGGTTCCTCTTTATTCAGGGCTCGTTTGCCGGGGTTCCCTGCCAGCTCCTTGCGCGCCGTTGGCTTGGGGCGACACCCGGAACGCCCCGCCGTTCCAGCCATAAGCGACACTCCTGGTTAAATTTCATTTTTCGCGGGTATAAAAATACGAGGAGGCGGGCAGTCCGGAAGGCGCGCGGTCGCAGAGATTTGACCTCCCCCTCCCCAGGCTGATGATGACATTAATTATCACTTGAGCCGCTCACGCGCGGTCTTCGCTGCGTGACACGACCAGCACAGGCTTTCAAGGTTGCTGTCTTCATCAGTACCGCCGTGGGCCTTCGCCTTGATGTGGTCCACGCAGGACGCCTGCTTCACTATCGCCTGCCGTAGATGGTTCTGACACAGCCCTTTGTCGCGCTTAAGTATCCGCTCCCGGATGACTTCCCACTTTGTTCCGTATCCTCGCTGCTGCCGTGATTGACCTGGCTTGTAGGACTTCCAGCCTTCACCTTTGTGATTTTCACAGTAGCCAGATGGGTCTGTTGTGGTGTTGCGACAGCCGCGAACACGGCAAGCCTTCGGTGTGCGCGGTGGCATATTCACTCCGATAAAAATATTGAGCATTATCGCAGGCACTCAGTAATTCCTGCTGTAATACCCATCGTGATGACCATTAAAAAAGCCACTCGAAAGTGGCCTTTGTGATGGCAATAAAAAACCGCCCGTAGGCGGTTATATTCAGCAGGTCGCATGTTATCTGTGAATGACAAACAGTGATTTGCATTGAGGGCAGAGCAACGGTAGTTCTTGCCGTACTTTTGTGGACGGGTGGTTCGAGTTATGGCCGCATATCGGGCAAGCCACTGTTGTTTTGGTCGCCGCTTCAACGCGTTTAAGTGCGTAATCGAAGAATGACATATTTTTAACCCCTCTAAGAATGAGGTCTATCATACCACGGTTGATTATTTTTTAATCTAAAATAGCCACAACTTAGCACTTAATCACCGAGTTAATAAACTGCTATCGGTTGGTTGTTTGCAGTTCGCCTGCCACGATTTGTTATGCGCCAGGATGTCGCGCTTCGTCTGCTTATCCAGCACGGCAATATCGTGCTCAGTGAGGTAGATGATGCTCACCCAGTCACAGGCCGTGTCCGTTACTTCAGGTTTTGCGGGTAAATTTTTCGCGCAACTCGCGGTCAACATCGTCATCAGGAAGATGACTAACAGTTTGCTGTACATCCCTGGCTCCTTTTGTTGTTTCTACCCGGCGTTCGGCTACCGCTTCTGTAGCTGCTGCACGCTCTTCAGTGCGTTGCTGGTCCGCTTTTGTTTCGGCGATACTGGTACCGCGAGATTTACCCAGACCAAAAGCACCGGCAATTGCTGCCAGCGCGGCAACAATCAGGCCGATAATCATTTCAAGTCCCATAGTGACCTCACACCAGTGCGGCTTTAGCTTTGGCGTAACGTTCACGGCGATCTTTAATGCCGTTCTGCCCGCCGTTAATAATCTGCGTGACGCGTTCCACATCCCCCGAATAGAGGAGACAACCGCGTAACGTGAAGTACCATGCCGCCGAACGGGCCGCGTGTCGCTCTTGCGTCAATAGTTCCGGAGTGCTCACAAGGTCAAGCTTCAGCGCTGTACCGCATTTGGTGTAGTTCTCACGACCAGTGATTTGCAGCAGGCCACGACCGCGATATTTCCAGCCATCACCCTGACTGTTATTCCCCATGCGGTCACCGTAAACCAGATTGGCTATTTGTGGCTGATGAGCGACCTGTTTACCATCAACACGACCCAGCATTTCACACTGATACGGCGTCAGGCGATTACCGAAGGTTTTCTTCAGCCCTTCAACCGAGTAGTTAAAGTTTTCTACCAGCGAGGTAAAGCCATTGGATTCATGCCCAACTTGTGCAATGAACATGGCCTGATCATTAATCGCTGTAATTCCAAAGTCTTTCATTGCCGCATCAATGTGCGGAAACCAGCGCGCAGAAAGCCCGGCGCTGATACCAGCCGCCTGCTGAAATTGTGATTGGTTCATTTATTGCCTCAGATGATCAACCAGGCGTGCCACGTTGCCTCTGACGGCGACCAGCACAGACAGGAAAATAATGTTGGCCCCGATAGTGGCCCACGATGAATAAGGGTAGATACCGCAAAGATACGCCAGCGGTACGGCGCTATAGATGACCGTAAGCAGCCACGCTAAGCGAGATATCCATGGTCGATGTTGGGAATCACCGCGACGGTAAAACATCAGGGTCAGCACTACCCCAGCGCAAAGCAGCGCGTTGATTGTTGCCGATGGGTCATTTAGTACCACCTGAACCTCCCCGGCGCGTTATCAGCGCCACCAGCGAGCCGACATCCTGGTTGTTCAGGAACGTCAGGATTTTGACAGCTAAAGCCGAAACGATTACGGCACCGATGGCATCCAGAGGCTTATCACTGTAACCAGTCCAGTCAGCCAGCTTTGAACCCACCAGCCCTGAGCAGATGATCCCGGCGATGTAGGACACGACAAAATACGCCAGCCGACGCGTTGCACTAAGGTCCGCAGCTGTTGCAATGTAAAATACAGCTCCGGCAAATGCGCCAAACACGACGCCGTAATCGGTTCCGGACAGAAATCCATAAACACTGGCACCAGTCAGGACACCACCAGCCAGCCCAGTACCGGAAATCGGATCGGACATTTAGCCCCCTCTTTATTGCTGTGAGTCCTCTCAGAAATGAGGGAAATAAAAAAGGCCGCATAAGCGACCTTCGACATTGGGTTATTGGTGTTTTTATATCCAGCGGTTCATCAATTCCGGCTGTACCTTTTGAAGCACTTCTTGCGGTGATGATGCCTCAATAATTTCTGAGAATACACATCCCCTATCATTGAGCATATGCTTAGACCTAGCCATTTTAGCGCTATCTCTATCAAGATACTCTTCTGAAACAACAAGATGCTTCTCAACTTCCAAACCTTCCTCTTTATGCTGGTAAACGTAATAAAACCCCATGGAATCTCCTTTCGTTTGGGTGTCTGTCATGAATACCACCATAAAGCAAAAAACCCCGCCAAAGCGAGGTTTCAAATTCTTTTAAGTTCGTGTCTAAGTGACCACTCTTAACATATTAATAGGTAAAATTCGTAACGAATAGTCTTTTACGCAACTTTATCTATTCCTATTTTGTGAGCCCACTCATCCATTTCTAATTTAGCCCCCGTCATGATGATGCAGGCATCAATAAATGTTTCCGCAATCATCAGCCTGTTTCTTATTTTCCCCTCAGAGCATTTTTGTTGCCGGGCAATTGTGGATTTGGAAACGTTATACATGTAATGCAGCATGACCAGATTTAATTCATCATCTCTTCCGGCCCGTCTTAACATCCCTACAGCCGTATCAACGATCATCCCATCATTGTCACAGCATGAATCGCGAGATTTCCCAATTGACGGCAGAAGCCCTTTAAACCCGGCTGCGATAGGTGACCAACTTACCTGAGTCCCTTCACTTGTCGCCCAGGTTCCCCAGCGTTCCAAAACTAATTGAATATCACGCTGCATTGTTCACCTCTTTAATCAAACCAGTAATTATTTCGACGCTGTTGTTACACTCATTTCCCCAGCGGTCCCATCCGTTCCATTCTTCCCGAGCAAATAATTCGATTCGTTTCACTTCGCCGTATAGTTTTTCCAGTCGGTTCCGAACTTCCCACGGCTTCGCGCTGTGTTCGCCCAGGCAGGTATGAACAACTTGTTTTACCGATGCGCTGGCGCGTTGTAGGCCCGCCCCTCTGGTAGCGATCAGGACGTCCTCGGTATTGCTTCGGGTATGGTTGCCGCCATTCATGCGGGTCTCGCTTTCCAGCATTTCTAACAGGTCGTTAAAGTCCACCAGCTCACCACCAGCCAGCGCCTTATCAAAACGTTTAGCGGCATGCTGATTCAGCTTCACCCAGGTAAATCCCTTCATGGTGCGGACTTTAAATCCCCAGGACTCAGCGAGGGCCACAGCTTCACGGTTATGGGTGCCGGTATACCACATGGCCAGTACCGCATTCTCAGCAGCCAGCGACCACACTGGCAGACGTTTTAATTCCTCAATCCCCATGGTTCCGTAATGATTACAGGCAGCGCCGTTGCTGATGGTGTTCCCGTACTCCCAGGGTGGATCACAATAGATAAGGTCGTAGCTCATGCGGCCCTCTGCTTTTTCAGTTCGCGGGTTTTACGGCGGTAAGTAGCCGCAATCTCTTCAAGTTCTTCTCGTGAGTAGTGCTTCGCCTCGTGTGGCCCTTCCAGCCATTCCACCAGCTCAATACCAAACCAGTCGATGAGCGTTGCTCTGTAACGTTCGTGCACCGTCTTGTTTTTAGCGGTAAAGCGACCAGCACCACCGTTACAGGCTTTGCACTGCCGATATGCGTTCTTTTCTTCAAAACGCAGTTCAGGGCGCGAGCCAACACTCAGGAAGTGCCCACAATCCCACTGACCGCCGTAGATCATTGGTGGGTGGTAGTTACCGCAGGATGGGCAAGGTTTCCCCTCGTCTCGTTCACGGATGAAAGCGTTAAACGCCGTTTGCGCCTTACTGACAAAGTACCCACGAGGCTGGAGCGCCTTCTTGCGAATCTTCAGGTTTGCTTTGCTCTCCTGTGCAGCCTTTTTAGCCTTCTGCGCACGGTTGTAGTCAATGGCACAACGAGGACCACATACTTTTTGAAGGTTACGAGTAGGCGTGAAGGTATCCCCGCACTGAGCGCATTCCTTCGGTTTGTAGGTTTTCACCTTCGCCTTTACCGGCTTTTTCATTGCTTCATCCCTCTGTGAAAAACCCACTCGTAGACTTCGGAGCCATTGTTCAGCAGGTCGTTGAAATCCCCCTGGGCAGGCCAGCGGACGGAGACAGTCTCCAGATCGTTTTTTGCGTGGAGGTTTGCTTCGGCGCATACCATGGCTGCAGCATGACCAGCGGCGTTAGCGTCGGCATCAGCAAAAATAATGAGGTTCTTTACCCCTGCAGGAACGCGGAACTTTTTCATGAAAGCCGTGTTCATCGTTGCCCAGGTATTGCACTTGGTGATTTGATGGCAGGACAGTGCCGTTTCGATGCCTTCGGCAATGCCCAGCGTCGAGGCTACAGGGAATAAACGAATAGCTACGGATTTGGCGTACTCCAGGTAATTGTCTTCCTGGAGCTTCATCATCTTTTTGGCTGTGCCACCTGTTTGGGCTTTCTTCTCGCCGTCGAGCAAGGTGCGGTGCAGATAGCAAAGCTCGCCTTTGTCATCCGTCGCCAGCGCATAAATAGCCTGAAGGTTTTTGCCGTCTACAGGCTGTTTGTCGCAGTATCTGATGCTCTCAACCGGAAGAGAGTTAATCCCCCTGCCTTTCAGATAGCCTTCAGCACCGGTACCACGTAGCGGAGTGAGCTTTGCAAATTTACGACTGACCTTTTCGCGCTGCTGCGCCAGCGATGTACGCGCCGGGTTTGTGGTGGTGCGATCTGGGGTGTATTTATTTCCGATCAGCTCATCGATCTCAGCTGCCAGAATCCTGAACTCCTTCCCGGTTTTTGCTGCCAGCAGCGCCCAGCCGTCACCAGAACCACACACGCAGATATAAGACCCGGTGCCATCCTTGTCATCACAACGAAATTTCCCCTTTCTTCCGCATACCGGACACTCTTTCGGCCAGTGTTTTTTCCCCGTCACGCCAGGAAGGCCAAAGTATTTATAAATTTCTGCCCAGCGGCCTATTGCTGCTTCTTTGGTGCTCAGTCTGGTGTTCATGCCGCTTCCCCCTGGTTCTCTTTGCGTTTCGCAAATGCGATCAGTTTTGATTTGATGAAATTCGATACTTCAGGCGTTGTTTGCTGCGGGGTGTGGTGTAACCCACGAGGCCAGACGCCGAATTTTTGTTTATAGGTATGAGCACACCAGCCGTCACTGACAGGTCGTCCCTGCGCTGCGCGGGTGCGCTGATAGAAAAGAATTTGTGACCACCATGATTGCTTCTGCTCAGTGGTGTACTTAACTTCCGCTTTGCTGACCTTTGTCAGCCCTCGGGATTTATCCGTTTCAACGTCTTCCCCGGCCAGTGGCTTAAATCCGCATTTAGGGCAGATATAAATACCCGCTGGTTTAACGAAGTGGCACTGGCTGCATTCTTTCGGAAGTTTCTCCGCTTCATCGGCTTTTACGACGCGCTGGGGAGCCTCTTCCATGCCGTCCGATGACGATGGGAGGTAGTCATATTCAATATCGTCCGGGTAGCCCAGCTTGTTCACCGTGCCGCTGTGGTCGAAGATGAGGCAATGATCTTTGCCAGGGGCAGCGCGTAAGCCGCGACCCAGCGTCTGAATCCAGCGAATTTCACTTTTGGTCGGACGGGCAAAGATGATGCAGCGAACATCGCTGTCGAACCCGGCGACTAGCACACCGACATTCACGATTATTTTGGTAATGCCCTGTTCGAATCGGCGGATCACCAACTGGCGTTCTTCATGGGGTGTGCTTGCCGTCATGACTTCAACGGTTACCCCGGCACGAGCAAATTCCATCGTGACGTAGTTCGCATGGGCTACATCAACACAGAAACAGATTGTTGGGCGGTCCTGCCCATTCTCCAGCCAGTTTTTCACGATGTCGCCAACTAGCTTGGCTTCGCTCATGACTTTGCTGAGCTGGCCTTCTTTGTAGTCACTGCCATAACCAGAGACATATGACGTTTCCACCCCAGTCAGATCAGGATGTGAGGGAGCGTAAAACTCATACTTACTCAGTGCGCCAATAGCGATCAGCTCTTTCATCGTCGTAGGTTTGATGAGGCGCTGGTAGTAATTGCCCAGGAACTTCGCAAAAGGCGTACCGGAAAGACCGATCACTTTCGTTGCGGTGTTGCGCGTCAGGTTGTCGATGACCTCCAGCAACTTTTTGCGCTTCAGGTGGGCTTCATCAACGATCAGCAGGTCGATGTTATCCGGGAACTCACGACGAATAAGCGTATCGGCACTGGCAATCTGAATAAGCGCTTTCGGGTTATATGACGGGTGATCACGCCAAACATAACTGATCTCTTCGCCAGGAAGACCATATTCCATGAATCGGGTGGCAGTCTGGTCAAGCAATACCGTATACGGGGCCACAAACATTACGCGCATTTCGCGGCTGACAAAGCCATCAGTGATCAGCGCGGCAATAGCCGTTTTGCCGAAACCAACCGGGGCATAGAGCATGAACGAATTATTCTGCTTCCATGCGCCGCGCAGCATGTTGAGCGCGACGATCTGTTTCTCGCGAGGCTGGATGTTAAGCATTGGTTGATATCTCCCCGAAAGCTTTAGCAACCAGATCGGCAATGACAAACTTCTCGCGCTGACGCTGAACGGACAACGTAACCGTTTTGGTGCCGTCTTTACGCATGCGGCCTTTGAGAAAACCGCCGTGAATGTGACGAATAAAATATTCAGAGTTAGCCAGACGTGGAATGCTGCGAACACGGCCAAGATTGCTGACTTCATAAGCTTTTGAATAAAACTCAACTGGAACAGGGGCCCATTTTTCGTTAGCGTCTGAATAAATCATTTTATCTCCTTTTGGATGGCTAAACGTCTGGATTCCCAAGCGACGTTTTAACCCCATACAGTGATCTATCTGTTAGATCGATCTCTTCTGGTAAAGCTGTTCCAGCCCTTCGGGCTAAAACCCAACACCGCCCCCTTTCCCCCAACCCGATTTCAAAAATTCATACCCTGGGTGGGAGCGAGGTATATCCCCTGACCGCTGGGGTATATCTCGTGCAAAACTCTCGCAATCGGCGGTTTGCCGTTCGTCGTGCTGCGTTCTGCTGCCGGAAAGAAACCGGTTCTGCGTCGAACGCCTCCTGGTACGCCTGCGCATACGCCATCGCGATTTTTTCCCGCATACCTGCCGGGAGTGTTGCTAACTGCTCTTTAATCCACGGGGCGTCCTCACGAGCAAAAACCGTGGGCATAGTCACGTGAAAATATTCGTCCTGATACATAAGCCCTCCTGCGTCACGTCTGTGAGCCGGGCGTAGACTGATTAGTCTGGAGGTCTGGAAACCTCATCAGGGGCACAGAAGACCCGGAATAACAGCGTCAGGTGTTCCTGCCATTTGGTCATAACCTGATAGCTGTTCTCTTCAATCTGAGCGCGTTCAGCGGCGTCGATAACTCCGTCTGCTGTAGCTTTACGGATGTACTGAGAGTGCCTGCCGATCCACTCTATGGATTCCATCAGGCGCTGATTGATGTCGGCGTTATCAACATCATCAACATCTGCCAGCGGCACAAACAGACCGTTCGAGTTCCTGGCAACAGCATTTGCGATATGGTTTGATCCACCAGCAGCCTGCAATACCATCGCCCATCCCAACGGGAAGATTTGATCGCCAGTAGTGCGGAGTCGGTTATGCAGAGGATCGGTTGCAGGTGTTACGTCATCAGACTTGTATACACCCAGAATTTCTGCAGCTTCTTCATAGCCACCAGGTAAATCGGCGATAGTTCTTCTTATCGCGGCCACCAGCCACGCTGGCTGTTTTTCAACTTTCCACTCTGGTTGATTACCCACGACTCACCTCTTAATGTTGTGGTTACTGTCACGCTGCGGATTCGTTAGTCTTGTCATATGACTTAGAGTCAAAGGTCAGCGCCCCGTCTGTTTGTTTTTCGGCTAGCAGTGCGTACTGCCAAGGGACAATTTCTTTCCAAAGACTTACCGTGGATTTAGAAACCCCTAGTGCTTTTGCAGCAGCTGTCGCTGTTCCAAAGTGACTGATTAGATCTCGCTTTAACATTTTCCTCTCCGAGGTAAGAATGATGAAAATTAGTTTAACGTTTCAAACTAAAAATAGTCAAGAAATTAAACAGCAATCTGTTTAATTATTTAAACATGATCACTGAAGGCATGAGCGACCGCATAGCGCGGCGTATGAAAGCGCTAAAGCTGAAGAGCACGCATCTTATGGCAGCTACTGGCGCGTCAAAGGGCACCGTGAGCCAATGGGTAAACGGAGGAACTGAACCATCCGCAAGATATTTAAGTAAACTGGCGGGTGTTCTCGGTGTAAGCGAACGCTGGCTAACTGAAGGCGGTTTGATTGAAGAGACAACAGGAAATGCGGAACCAGGCCCTGACCTGCGGCGGCGTGTTCCTTTAATTTCATCAGTACAGGCAGGTAACTGGAGAGAAATGATTCAAGGGAATTGGGATGATGTTACTCAATGGATCGAGACTACCGCAAAGGTTTCTCCTTATTCATTCTCCTTACGAGTATCAGGCGATTCTATGTCTGCGCCTTCTGGCAGTGGAATTTCGCTACCTGATGGTTCGATTGTCATAGTTGATCCTGAAGTAGAAGCTACGAATGGAAGAATCGTTGTCGCACGCATTAATGGAACCAATGAAACTACAGTCAAGAAATTAGCTATTGATGGTCCAAACATCTACTTAATGCCATTAAACCCAGCTTTTCAACCCATGCAGATAGACTCTACCTGTGAGATCGTTGGTGTCTGCGTGCGCGTAGAAATGGATTTGCTTTAAACATTTAAAACTCCCCTCCTGACAAACCAGCCTCGTGCTGGTTTTTTTTCGTCCCATTCCATTTAGTTTCATTATTTAAACAATTCTATTGACAGTTTTGTTTGAAAGATTAAACTCACTATCAACAACAGCGAACAGGCAGGACGCCCACGAAGTAGCCGCCCGAGGCGTATGAAGATCGGGATGATTCGCAAGCAATGCGCAAAGCCAGAAACTACAGGACGACATTATGGAACTCATTAAGTGTGCATTCTGCGGAAAGACTCAGGACGAAGTGCCATTGATAATTCACGACGCAGTAAGAAACGCGGCGATCTGCTCTGGCTGCACATCTACATGCATGAAAATCGTAAACAAAAAATTGGTTGTGCCTGTGATGGCTGATGAGATGCAGAAGAAAGAACTAGGACGAACAAATGAGTTTTTGGTGAATGGCGCTCCGCTGGCGCTACTCAATACAAAGACTGCCGTAGCAGCAGACTATCTGTTGTTCCTGGAAGGAGTTATCAAAGCCCTCCTTGGTGATCGGGAGGGGATCGAACGAGAAGCAAATAAAAGTGGCCGCACTATCAATGGACACGGGTTTAGTTTTATCGGCTCAGTTGATATCCCACAGATCGCGGATGAACAAATCAACTCTGATCTGTGAGGCACGACCAACGGTTTTGATTATTTGCTTTCCGGTGTCTTCGTTTATTTCGATATCCCAGCTAGAAAAATTTTTTGTTGGGAATGACTCAGAGAAAACGAGCTTAATTCGCTCCTTAATTTCCTCTCTGTCCAGACTACATCCGGAATTTTGTAAGCATCGAATAATGACATCTGATCTGGTCATGTAGATTTCCTTCTCAGTTATAGGGCTTTGAAGGATACCACCGAGCCTGATGTGGTGAAAAGACAGGCACGCTCTTTAACAATCAGCAAAGTCGGAACAGCACATGAAACCTGTTTAGACCCCTGCGCTTTAATGCGACGTATCACCGGGTGCGATCCGGTCGGTGTGAGGGTTAGCCACGAATTTTCGTGCGTGAATGGGGAACACTGGCAGGGGAAGTGTGCAAGCGCAATCTGATTTATTCCAGCCCCTTCTGTATGAGGGGGTTGGGCTGAATCCACCAGCAACAAATAACGATTATTGGGATGAAAAATGAATGTGACCACAGAAGCTCAACAATTGTATGAAGAATTAACAAATCAGCTAGCGGATGTAGAAGTGATAAACCGGAATATTTCCGATGTCAGTTGGGGAGTGCGCACTCTCTTAGAGAGGTTAGAGAGTGCGCATACAAATATTATTCATCTTTTAAATACTGATCACCTGTACCTATCTGCCAGCCTGCGTAACTCATTAGGTCAGTTTTTAAAAGACGCTGATTCTTTGAGATCACTTGTAAATAACTCTGCGCTGTTTCGCTCAGTTTGTCAGGAACCAGATCGTCAAGAAGAACCCAAAGAAGGTCAAAATATCCCATGCTTCGAATCGTCTCAGGTGTCCAGTTTGTCTTCTGAAAAACAAGATGATGTAAAGCAGCACCACCATCAAGATTAAGAACGGAATTCTTAAATTTGATGCGATGTTCGTGCAAGTAAAGCTCGATAAGCATCAGTTTATGTAGATGGCTTCGGCACAAAGCCGCGCTGGTAACATGCGGATTGTTTCGGTAATCGTAGTCGGAAATTCCATAGTGCTCAGCGAGGCCAGGAATAATGGCCATATAAAGATTTTCGTATCCGTTCATTGCGTTAACCTTCTTGGCTGTGTGGGAACACCAAGATACCACCGAGCCTGAAGTGGTGAAAAGACAGGCGTCTCATTAGCTAAACATAGTTCCCTTTGGGGTGTGGTGAATTGCAGTCCACCGAGACAAGCCGAAGATTAGCACCGGCCACCGCACCACCAAAGTGAGCTAATCACTAATTTCTAATAGTTGCTGTGCCTTGGCGGCTATCTGGTCTTCTACCAACCTACAGGAGGAAGAAGATAATGTTCTGACAGATAGACGCCCTTTTTATTCAATGTGTCCGCTTCCGGTGTCGGCTGGGACTCCCTACCCAGCGCGGGTTCAACTCCTGCCGGATACCTAATCAAATGGTGAATTATATGACCTTCCGTAACGTTAATTTTTACTACGGCGACCTGATGCGCGTCACTCGTGGTGTGCAGGCTGTTCGTAATCCAAAAACAATCGCTAATTTCTGGCGGCGTAGCTGGTTATGCAGGTTACTCACTCAGAAAGGCGATCCTCGTTTATAACTGGAGATAACTATGTCAGAAACAAAGAACACCACACCATTCAGTCAGCAACTGTCTTATATCAATAAAGGCACACTGGATGCTGAATTGACCGAAGCGCTGGCCGAAGTGATTAAAGCAGTCCGTGAGACTGGCAAGAAAGGTGCGGTTACGCTAACGCTCAATTGCGCCATGCTGAATACCCGTGACGAAAACACCATGAAGGTAACGCCAAAGGTCTCCCGTACCATTCCTGAACTTGACCGCGCCGATACCATCATGTTTGCAACCGCCGATGGTGATCTACTGCGTGACGATCCTTCTCAAACACAGCTTGATTTAAAGGTTATTGAACCTGCACCGCAAACCGCACCAATCAAGCTGGCCCAGTAATACCCACCGAACCAACTATTCCAATCTGATAAGGAAATATTCAATGTCTCAAATTGAAGGCTCTGCCGTGCTCGACATCCGTGATCTGGTCTCTGCAACTCTGAAGACTGAAACGGACATCCCCTCTGTCGTTGTTCCAGACGGTTTCGAAGTCAAATCCCTCGAAAGTCTGCAACTGGCTCCGTCGCGTATTCGTCAGAACGCTAACCTGATTTCTCCGGGTTCGCTGATCGCTTACATCCAGCGATTCCGTGATGAACGTACTGTAGTTTTCGCGGATAAAACTAAAACGCGCATTGTCGCCGTGCTGGATTTCCACCAGAACGCAGACAATCCGAGCTGGGCTGCACATAAAGCTGTTTATGACTGTCCGTTCTCCGACGAATGGAAATCATGGACTGCCAACGATGGCAGCAAAATGAACCAGATCAACTTCGCTGAATTCATAGAAAACAATATTCAGAATGTTGCGCCGGTTAGTGATTCATACCAGGGCCCGTCTGGTACCGAACTGCTCGAAATGGTCCTGGCATTCCAGGAAACTCGTAAATCTGAGTTTAAGTCTGTTAAACGCCTTTCTGATGGTACCTGTCAGTTCCAGTTCAGTGATGAGAAGTCAGGCTCCGGTAATACCAAAATGCCGGAAAAAATAAGCCTGGCAATTTCGCCATTCCACAACGGCTCTCCCTACCAGGTCGATGCACGTATCCGCTACCGCCTACGTGATGGCCAGTTGGTCCTCTGGTATGAGCTGATCGAACCGAAGAAAGTTGTTGAGCACGCATTCCAGGAAATCGTCACCGACATGGAAAGCCAACTCGGCGAAGACCTCCCTATCTACGAAGGCTCTGTTTAATCCCACCGTGTGTTGTTTTATGCGCCTGCCCTGCGGGCGCATAGCAAAGCACTCTCCCATTACATGAAGGAGTAACCATGCCCAGTTTAGGCCAGCTCTATAATGATAAAGACGCCGGGTTAACTACCCGCAAAACCTACAATGTTCCGCTGGATAAAATTTACGCCGAAGAAGGCTACAACGTTCGTGAACTCAATCGGGCGCATGTTGAAGAATTCCGCGATGCGTTTATTGCCGGTGAATACATCCCGCCGCTGGCCGTAGAAGTTACCGAGCGTGGCGTGAAGGTTATCGACGGCCATCACCGCTATCATGGTGCGCTGGCTGCTATCGAAATGGGCCACGACATTGTGCGCCTGGAATGCAAAGATTTCGTCGGTAGTGAAGCCGACAAGATCGCCTTCATGGTAACCAGTTCGCAGGGATTGGCGCTTACTCCTCTTGAACGTGGCGCTGCATATCATCGACTTCAGAATCAGGGCTGGAGTCCTTCAGAAATAGCGGCAAAAGTTAAACGTTCTGAGTCCGATATTCTGCAACACCTTCAACTTCACGAATGCACCCCGTATATCAAAAAGCTCGTGCGTGATGGTTCCATGAATTATGCCATCGCGATCGGCATCTCCCGCGAGCATGGTGTGTACGCAGACCGTGAAGCCTCCCGGCTGATGAAGAAAGCAGAAGCGGCAGGAAAGAAAAAAATAACCAAGAGCATCGCCAATCCCCAATTTAATGCCGGAAAAGCAAGAAAGTTTCTTGAACTTATTTCTTCATGTGCAGAGGACTCTGGCGAAACGCTGACCATTGAAGTGCCACCAGCAATGCAGGCTGAAATTATCTCTATTCTTCGGGAGTTTCGTCATGAAACAGTCTGATTTACCAAGATGCCCTGAGTGCGGAAACATGCCCGAATACTCACTGAAGCCTAATCACCTTGGCTGGGTTTGGGGTGGTATTAGATGCCCGTATGACCATTACAGCGTGAAGCTCAACGGACCGGCCAGTAGCCGGGCAAAGGCAGAAGAAACACTGGCGCCACAGTGGGTTGAACTGGTCGAGAAGGTTAATCAGGAGAAATCAGCGTGAAACCAACCTATGAAGAACTGGCAGTACAGCTCGCTAACGCCGAGAGCAAGTGCAGGGAGCTGACGGCGGAGAATGCGGGGCTTAAAAATCCAGAAAACTGGCTGTCACAGAGTGATTACGGTTATGAGGCATCTGAGGTTGCCACTCAAAATGGAGCAACTGAAGATGAATCACTGAGGGCCGGGATGATCGCAATTATTGATCGAATCTGCACCCCAGCGACCGACGCTTTCCTGGCTGAAGTGCGGGCGCAGGGTGTTGATGTAGCGATCTCAGAGTTAAACCAGCTTGCGGAGCGCAGCGAGAAAGAAGCACCAATCGCAGCGGAGCATCATCGTTCAGCAGCCCTGTATCTTCAGCTTTTTGCTGCCCAACTTCGACAGGAGGCAGCCCAATGACAGCACTCAACAAACAGGCGCTGCGCCAATCAGCAGAGAAAGCCCAAGAGCATGGCGTATTCAATATGGATATTCACTCCGAGACCGTGCTGGCGCTGCTGGATGAGCTGGATAAATGGCAGCAGGAATCATCAACCTGGAAGTCTGTAGCTGAAAAGCAATTGGCTATTGCGATTGAAGCAGAGAAGCGCATCGCTGAGCTGGAGGCGCGGGAGGTTGAGCTGCCACAGCGGCAGGAACCGACATCAAGCGGTCATTACGGTGAAGGTTATCTGGTGCCCAGCAATGCCGGTAGCGCATTGGATTACGAAGAGACTGTCGAAGCAATCCGCGCCGCTGGCATCTCAGTAAAAGGGGAATGAGCATGGCACTCACGAAGAAACAGCGCGCAGAACTACGCATGAAATTTGGCGGGAAGTGTGCTTATTGCGGTTGCGAGCTTAGTGATAAATGGCATGCCGACCACGTCGAGGCAGTACGAAGAAACATCAGTAACGGCTACGCAATGGATAGGCCAGAAAACGACACGTTCAGCAACATGGTTCCAGCATGCATCCCCTGCAACCTGTTCAAAATGAGCAGCACCGTTGAAGATTTTCGCAGCCGCATCGCTACTCAGGTTGATGTGACGCGCCGGGCGTCAAGAAGTTACCGCACGGCTGAATCATTCGGCCTGATTCAACCAACGAACGCACCGGTTGTGTTCTGGTTCGAGCAATATCAGGGGAGGACTAACCCATGACATTAACCAAAGAATGGCTACAGCAGACAATCGAAGAAATGGAGTACGACAAGGCCACCTTTCCTGGCGACCTCAATGAAGACCATGGCAACGTGTTTGAGGCGATGAAGATGGCGCTTGCGGGGATGGAAGCGGAGCCTGTTGCCTGGCTGTGGTCTAACAGAAAACACCCGAGCGAAGTTACGCTGATTCGTCCTGAAGATGATGAGCGGGCAGAGGCTGCGCAGTGGTCAGGGTGGAGTTGCCGGGCGCTCTATTCTGCGCCGCAGCCAGCTACGGCAGTTGATGCTGATGATAATTTCTACTCATGGTTCGGAAGGGAATGGGCCGATCATTATCAACCCAACCAATACACCACGGCAGCCAAGCAAATGCTGGGCGTGATGGCTGAATCGGCATGGAAGGCTGGTCGCCGCGACGCCATGCTTCAGTCTGGAAACCATACCGAGCAACATCTCGACATGGTCAACTCTCCGGTGATTCCGGATGACGTAAGCCGCATGGACTGGCTGGTATCGAAAACCGTTGATGTTCGTGAGCCTATGGCTTACGGAAGCCATAGCATTTTCTGGTCTCAGACCATCACGGATGAAGAAGACGATTATCACGCGACAAAATTACGCGAACAAATCGATGCAGCTATGGCAGCTGAGCAGGCAGCAGCACCGCAGCAGGAGAATATATAACGTGAACAATTTAATGATCGACCTTGAAACTATGGGGAATAAACCAAATGCTCCTATCGTCTCTATTGGTGCTGTGTTTTTTGATCCATCCACTGGTGAACTGGGCTCTGAATTTTACCGGGTTGTTAGCCTGAAAAGCGCGATTGCTGGAGGTGCCGTTCCTGACCCAGAAACAATAATTTGGTGGATGCAGCAAAGCGAAGAAGCTCGGATGGCTATTTGCGATAAGGATGCGATAACGATTTCAGCCGTCCTGATAAAGCTGAATACATTTATTCTTGATAACTCTGACATTGATAAAGTTCAGGTCTGGGGTAATGGCGCTACATTTGACAATGTAATCCTCCGTGCCAGCTATGACCGTGAATTAATCCCCTGCATGTGGAAATTCTGGAATGATCGTGATGTCCGAACTATCGTCGAATTAGGAAGGAAAATAGGAATCAACCCACGCCGGGACATACCGTTTGAAGGTGACATGCATAATGCCCTAGCCGATGCAAAACATCAGGCTAAGTATGTCTCAGCTATCTGGAAGCGGCTCATCATCACCATCGATAACAGTGAGGAATAACATGACTGAACAACCTGATGATCTCCTCACTCCGGACGAGGTATGCCAGAAATTAGGGATTACGCAAAAAACATTATGTAAATGGAATACAGAACACCGGCACCGTTCTACATTAGCCCCTGTAAAATTCAGCGCTAAAGTCGTTCGCTATGAGCGCCGTAATGTAGAGGCTTTTATCCAGAAATGCCGGAGCCAGTATTAACCCCGTCGTCTTAGCAGTGCAACCTGCGCGAGTATGCTCCGCTCGTGAGCCTCAAATGCCTCGCGCTTTAACGCAATCTCTTCCTGCAAAATCTCATCTGAAAAGTCGTAGTGTTCTGCCATCGGGTCATCTGACTTGCTGGAATGGTGAAGGCACAGGAGGCTTACTTCCCTTCTATCTGATCGGGAGTAGCCTCTTTCCTTCATCAGGGCAATAACATTGCTCTTAAGGAATTTACGGCACATCGTATTAAACGCCCCCTCCTTCCCTTTAATTGTCCCGTCGTGCTTCATCCCTTTTACCGCCCCTTCCGGGCTGTATGTTTTAACCAGTTTATCCAGAGATCGTTTTGAAAATGCCTGCATAGGGTCGCGCGGCTGCAAGAACACATAATCTTTATTGCACTCAGGAACTGAATCGCGCCAGGCTTTCTGCTCGTCGATAATCCTCCTGATCTCTGGCGTTATCGGCAGGCGGAAAGCCTTTTGTGTTTTCATCGCCCCGCGCATACCGATCACGCCTTCTGGATAAACGATTTCATCTGCATCCTCGTTGACGTAATCCCAGCGCAAGTTATTAATGTTTATCGGGCGAACGCCAGTAATAATCATGAATCTAACGGCATTTTTCTGGTGTATAGAGGTGCAGGCAGCCACATTGAGCCAAAGGCGGGCGATTGATTCAATATCCGTAAATAGTCGCGTTGGGGTTGGTTTCTGCACACGAGAAGAAACATAATCATCTGGCAAACTGGCGGCAATGTTACGCCCATTGCAAAGTGTAGGAGCACAAAATTTCCAGAACCGACGAAGCTCACCAAATAATTCTAGCGCGTTATTATTGGAACGTGTTGCGATCCACTCATCCAGAACATCCACCAGCCGACTGTAAGTCACATCACTGAATACTTCACGCTCTCCGAACGTTGCTTTGATTCTGTCGATACGTACCCCATAGGTAGTGAAGCTATCAGGACTCAACTTCTGCCTGTCTACTTTTGCTTTAAGGTCTTCACGGTACATTTCCAAAGCTGCGTGGACAGATTCAGCACGTAACCCACCCTCTGCCATTTCTGATGCTTTCTCTCTGGCTATTTGAATTGCGAGTTCCGGCCATTCGCCAAGTTTTTTACCTTTCAGCCCCATCTTTTTAGGGAACTCAGCGTAAAATGTCACCTTACCTGCTTTACTAAAATCAATACGGAGATAATTTTCTTTTTCGTATTTGGAACGACGGGCGACGCCAGAAGCGGAGAGGATAATTTTGGCGGCAGCAACACAGATTTTCATGTGTGCGCTGGTATAGGGGGGTTTACAGGCATCCCACTTTTCAGACGCGGCTAAAACATCGTCATTATTGGGGCTATCCGGTTTATGTGTTACAGTGCGCGGCATTCTCAATCCTTATCTGCGAAGGCACAGAAAACAAGCTCACACATGCAGGTCTTTTCAGCGGGACAAAATGCAATGTGTTGCGGCTTTGTGTTACTGGACTGAGTTTATCAGGGTTAAATACACTGTATCAACATACAGTAAGTAAATAATAGAGAGTGATAGAGAAACTTTTTAACTTACTGATTTTAAAATGATTTAACGGTAATTCATTGAAATGTCATTACTAATTACTAAACGCTGTATCAATTGCGATATGTGCGAGCCCGAATGCCCGAATGAGGCGATTTCGATGGGTGACAGCATTTACGAGATTAACAGCGACAAGTGTACGGAATGCGTAGGCCATTACGACACGCCAACCTGCCAGAAGGTGTGCCCGATCCCTAATACTATTTTGAAAGATCCGGCACATGTCGAAACGGAAGAGCAGCTGTGGGATAAGTTTGTACTGATGCACCACGCCGATAAGCTGTAA